GTGGCAAATGAGGTTTTGACACTTTTAATCGGGACATTCGACCCAGAGATAATATTACAATCCGCCAAATGCCGTGTGGCCTGATGAATAAATTCAGGCATTTTGACCGTAGGCCGATATTTCTTGGTTTGTTTGCGCCCTGGTGGATTCAACGTAATCAGTCGATAATCATGATCCAACTGAAGGCTATGCAATTCCATGATTGCTGTAGGTCTGGCTAATGTGCCCAGCATCAACAAGCAATAACGCATCAGATAGTCCAGCTCAATCGCATCAAATAACCTTGCCATCTCTTCCAAACTAAGCGGACGGCCCATTTCCACATTGTTATGCATGGGCACCGAAATACTCATGATATTCACGGGCTGATCAATGTACTCATTTTTGTAACAGAAATTGGTGGCGGCCCGTAATGTGGTAAAGATGCGTTGAATATACCCTTCAGAGCATCCTAACGTTTCCAAGTGAGCTTTAAACACGCGCTGCTCACGAATACTTAAATCCGATAACAACGCATCTTTCCAGTAATCAATCAGCTTTTCACAGTGTGTCTTAACTGACGTATGACTGGGTATATTGACGCCATGTTCTGTGTAATAAATTGTGAGTGCACGGGCTAACGTGATTGATGCTTTTGAAACCTTATTCGGGTTATAGGTTTCAATAAAAAACTCAGCTAGTCGTTGCTGTGCCTCTTGAAAATCGCGAGTGCTGAGTGATACTCGCTCTGTCTGACGTGTTCGGCTGTTGTAGCCACACCGGTACCAAACGCTTCCTCGTTGGGCAAGAAACCATTTTCCGATCTGGTATCTTGGCTTGGGTTCTCTCCAGGACATACGGTTCTTCTCACTAAATATTCACATAACTGCCAACCCCAATAACGAGGCATTCCATGCGCGGATGTCTTAATATACCCAATCAGTCCCTGCCCTTTGAGACGGTCTAACGTAGAACGGGAAATATCTAACTTTTTGGTAACATCACAAGGGCGGTACTGCGCATATAAATTAATATCTAAGGCATCAGCAATTTCCTTGTAGTTTTCTGCATCTGAAAATAACGTATTCAGTGACATCACGCATCCCTCTAATAATCACAGTCTTTGTGTTTAACCCTATCCATCATCTGGGCTATCGCCCTATTGGCAATCGATGCCGAGATATCTAATTGCGTAGTAGATAAAATGGTTCTAAAACCTGGCGGCAGGTGTTGTTTTTCAAGTTTAATAAAATGAATAACGCGCTCATTAGGCTTCCATTTTTCCATCGTGACGCCATCCTGGTGTTTTACACTAAGCTTTTTTGAAGTTGGTTATTTTTACGGAGCCAGTTTTCGAGGTACTGTTTTTCTTTTTTCAATTTAGCAACATGTTCGATTAATGCGAGCTTGCGATCATAGTAAAACTTACAATCGGACTTTAATTTAACCGTTTTATTGGCGATATCCCAAAAGTAATCAAACGGATCAATCACGGCTTTACAGTGTGCACATTCAAGCACTCGTCGTTGTTGATTCGCATAAATTTGGGAGTGATAACAGGTAAACCGTGCTTTTGGTTTAAACTGAGGTGATGGCTGAAACGGAATGAGTTCGCCCATGGAATTAGTCCTTTGTCACTTCGCCAGTGGTGGTATTAAGGATTTCCTTGGAATGCTCAGTTTCACTTTGGTACTCCCCATCAAAGACATTGCTCGTATCAAACACCAACGGATGATCCTGACTCTCTCCAATTTGAGCTTGTTCTTCAAGTGTGACAGCGCGTTGCATTTCTACACTGACAGGTAGGTATTTAAATAAACGACGAATGACGGTTTTCTTGGCCATCTCTTCGTAATGCGTTTTCCAAGGGCCTGAATCGGCTGCTTTCGATTGGTTACGAATTTGATCGACTTCAGCTTTCCACATCACTTCCATTTGGTGGCCTCCATCTCTCAGCTTGGCCAGTGCATACACTCCAATCATTTCACCCCGGTTATAGACATCACTGGTCGGAATATGGTGTAAACGCTCTGCTAATCCATAGGCAAAATCAAAGTCATCACCTTCATAGACCGCATGTGCTTGTAGAGAAATAATCTGACCAGAACGCCTGGCCAGATCAATCATCCCGCGATAACCGACAATAAACTGTACTTCAACCCGCTGCGCACGCTTGTTTCGAAAGGGGATGATATAGGCATGTCCTAATCCAGAACCAATCTCAAGCCCAAGTTGGGCCGACTGGACAATGGCACCAAACAGGGACAGAGGATCACATTGACCTAATGTGTTATTTTTACGAATTTCGGTTAATGCGATGCGCGCCATACGCTCAGGTGTCATGTGTTTTGGTAATGCGGCCTGTAATTGATTTAAAAACCGCTTATCTTTGAGCATGCCATCAATGGACGTGGGCATAGGCTTTTTGGTGCTCGCGGGTGGTGCTGGTTGTGATATCGCTTGTGCTATTTGTTGGCTGCGACTCATGGTAGGGTCCTTAACTTAATTTATTAACTCTATTTTTTCTTTCAAATGAGTCTGGTTACTACACACGAAATACACGACTTTCAGAGGGTTTAATAAACTGCTTGGCAAGCTCAGGATGAGCGTTTTTAAAACTAGAAATATCAAAGCGTTTTTGTTGCTGTATTTTCCATGACGCCAACTTTTGCCCGTAATGGTCAATTAAAATGGAGGACATTCCTAAGCTTTTTTTCACTTTCGCTTCGTGTTTTTCAGCAATAGCTTTTAGGTCTTTAATTTCTTGCTTAATGCGTTTTAATTCCTGTAGCGCAGAAACCGTTTCATGATCGGCGAGGGTTGATTGTCCATTATCCTGGCGAAAAAACTCATTTACTTCATTTAATTGCACGGGTTCAGGTGGCACATTGGCAATCACATGATCGAACCAAAACTGTCTGGCGCGATCAATCATCATATTTTCCACCGCCATTTCTCGCATGACCTGATATTGGTGATACTCCTGCCCTCCCCTTAATAAGGCAACATCACAAATAGTGGCATCCAATGTTGCTAAGTACCAAACACTTTGTAGCCAATAAGAATAAGGAATTTCATCGCTATTTTCTTCACCCCAGTCTTTGGCAAAAACACTCGCCGTTTTACATTCCAATAAATGTTTAGAGCGAATTTCGTCTTTAACCACGGGCTTTTTACCATGCTCCCACACAATTCTATCAATATTCGCGCACATCCATGGGAAATCAGCATGTTGGCGGGTATGATTAAGACGCTGCACTTTTACATTATTCCGTTTAGCGTATTCCTGAGCTACTAATGCTTCTAATTGCTTACCCCAGTAAGCCGCTTCACGCTCTTCATCCAGTTTTGCTATGCCGCGTTTTTCCTCCCAGACTTGCATGGGTGTTTTATAAGGGTTGAGTCCTAAAATGGCTCCAATATCAGAGCCACCAATTCCCATTCGACGATTAAAATGCCAGGCTTCCGCCTCGGTCATCACTTCATTCGATTGCTTTGCTACTAATTCAGCAATATATTCCTGGTGTATTTTAATATCCGTGCTCATGTTAGCTTTCTCCCTCAATATTTTTTGCAATTTCAAGGGCTGTTTTTTCTAGCAATTCACGGTATTTATCGACCGTTTTATTTAAAGCTTCCGGCTGATAAATGGCTTGTGCCATTTCTTTGGTAATATCAAAAAACTCATTGCTGTCAGAAGTGCAGCTATACACATCTTCCAGCGACCAGGTATAAGGTGGTTTTTTAATAGTTGCGCCATGCATTAAGTCATCAGCAACTTTTTTAATATGGCCGTCTTTAATCATTTGATTCCTTTCGAACATATCCTGTTTATGGTAATACTGATCAAGTTCAGCGAATACACGACATTTCATGGTCTGCTCCTTAGACTTTGAAGATGAGTATCTCAAACGTAATGCCCTGCTCATACTGCAGATATAACTGCTTGCGTTTTTTATAGGCGTTTAATCGATCTTTATTGCTTACTTCTCGATTGGAAAGCAGGTGACGTCTTGCAGGGGTAAACGTAGTCCTCCTTTTACTTTTTTTGAGTTTCATTTGGAATCCTTTCCTAGCAAAAAGTTAAGTTTACTTTTCTCTACTCAATATAAATTTAAGTATACTTTATTTTCAAGTCAAGCACTTTTGTAAAGCAAACTTTATTTTTTATAAGAAAAGTTAATGGCTCACAGGGCTGTGAGCTTATATGAAGGTTTCAAGAAAGGTTTTCTAAACTAGTGTTACAGAAAATACGATCACACCAAGAATATTCTCTGGCGTTGTTTTAAGAAGAGGCTCTGGCCAGTCTGGATTAACGGCTTTTAGATATAACCGAGATCCTTCAGTCACTAACTGCCTGAAAATAACATCCTGCTCATGGCGGGCAACCACAAAACTACCATGTTTAACCTCTTTATTTGGATCAACAAATATCAAGTCCCCCTCTTCAAACTTAGGGGACATACTGATACCTGCTACAGGAAGAATGATAGTTTTTTCACTGCATGGAGTTATCGAAGGGTAAGTTTCAGCACTCTGAGTATCAATAGATGCTATAGAGTCCGCATCAATTAGCTGCTGCCACGTCACAAGTGGGTAGACTCCTGTAACTGGAGGTCCTGGCTGAACCACTACCCCTTCAGAGTCTAACTTGCCATCTCCTTTAAGCAGCCACTCGGGACTACATTTTAGAGCTTTAGCTAAAGCAAACAGGTTTTCACCTTTAGCCCCTTTTGTATCACCTTTTTCAAGCTGGCTGATTGCTGCACCAGAAACGCCTATTTCTTTCCCTAAGGCACTTTGTGTTAGCTGCAGTTCTCTTCTTCGTGCTTTAAGTCTTTCACCAAAGCTCATCATTGACCTCTGTAACGCCTACTCGGCGGATAGTACTTACTATTCCCCCCTAATAAACTGAGCAACTTATAAACACTTATGCCAGTTAAGTGTAGTGAGGTTTTAAGTAAGCTTAACATAGAGCTTTAAAAGTTTGCTTGATTCTACTTCTTAAGTTTGCTTTAATCTTGGTAGTCAATCACTAGCCACAAGGATGAGTATGAAAAAGGTTGATGTAATTAAATATTTTGGTAGCGCATCAAAGTTAGCAAGTGCGTTAGGGATAAAACCTGCTGCAATTAGCCAGTGGAAAGAATACATCCCTCCCCTTCGTGCATATCAACTTGAACACCTTACCAACGGCAAACTAAAAGCCAATAAACCACTCCAAGCATTGCCTCATAAACCTAAACAACCCCGCAAGGAAGCACACCATGACCCCTCTATTTTTAAAACATCGACTGAAACTGCTGGCTAGATATATTCACTGCTGGGTGACGTATCCTAAGATGACTCGTCAACAGGTGGCAGAAGCCATAATCACAACACTACGTGAACACGCATTTTTAGAAACATTAAACGAAGAGCAAATCAACTTCAGCCAGACCAAAAATATCACGAACGACTTGCGCATTAATGCCCAAAAAATTTTTCGTTGGCTGGGATGTTATGAAGAAGTCAAAGCCTCACCCAATAAATTATTTTTTATTGAAGCGGCCATTGTAGCAGCTATGCCCCTCGATTTACGCCTGGCTTATCTTAATGAAGTCTACGACATAGCCCATGTTTTTATTGGCGTTAAGCAAATAGACAATGAAGGCTTATGCAGCCAATCAATGGCCGCCGCTTTAACGAAAGAAAATATGGAAGCTCAGCTCTCAGTGATTCAGCTTGGCATGAATCCCACACATGAAGCCATTCGTAATGCTCATCGGGAATTAAAAGAGTCGGCGGCAACAGCACAATCTGCCGTGAATGTATTAGAGAAGCTCTATGAAAAAGTCCTGATTAACCGAAAAGAAAAAAGCCGCTCACAGAGTGTGGGTGTGAAGCAGCTTTTAGGATCCAACCAGAACGGAGGCAATTATGAACATGCTTGAAGTAAAAAACAATGATATTTCGTATCTAGGTAGTCACTCACCAGTTAATAGTTCAAAGGGAGATGTAAAAGTCGTGGATATAAAAAATGGTTATACCCGTGTTGCCGATGAATTATTAGAAACCTTATGCAGTATGTCGTTAAGCGGGCGTGAATTTAGATTAGTGCTATCGATTATTCGTAAAACTTATGGCTTCCATAAATCCAAAGATTATATTTCTTTGGGCCAGTTATCGGATATGTCTGATATTCATAAAAAACATCTCTCCACGTTACTGAATAAATTAGTGGATGCTCGTATTCTGCTTCGTGAAGGGCAAAGCTCCATTAAGCTCTATGCGATTAACCCTGCGCTATCTGAGTGGCGTATAGCTAAACCCATCCGTCGAAAATCACCTAATACAGTGACAAAATCACCTAAAACGGTGACGCAAAAATCACCGAATCCGCTGATAAATACCCCGAAAATGGTGATCAAAGAAAACCCCAAATCCGGTGATTTATTCCCCGAAAATGGTGATCCTTTCCCCGAAAACGGTGATAACAACAAAGATATAAATATAATAAACAAAAATAATAATACCCCCCCTAGGGTCCCCCCCGTTGACAAAAAATCCACGACGGGGTACAAATCACCGACACGGTCCACAACGACAAAATCCGCACCAGCCCCCAACGAGTTTTTGATCACCCCGAACTTGATCAACTGGGCCATTGAAAAACGCATCCAAGTCGATCTCGATCTGGAAACCGAAAAGTTTTTAAATCACTACCGCGCCAAAGGATCCAAATTCAGCTGTTGGACATCCGCCTGGCGAAACTGGATGCTTCGCGCACAAACCTACGCTAACGAAAAACCATTCAGGCAATCGCCACCTCCTGGCAACACGAGCCAACTGGATTGGAACGATACCAGCTGGCGATTTAACTTAGGTTTGTGAGGACGCGAACATGAAAACACCAAAGGATTTAATCGCAAGCGTTACGCTGACAACGAGCCACTCACAACCGTTCGAACAACCCAATTCTGAGCCCATTTCCGAACATGCGGCCGAGCTGGTGAATTTAATTTTTCGCGAGTTACAAGGGATTTTCCCTGCTTGGAAACAAGCCTTTTCGGATATGGAAACCCTGAGCAGTGCTAAACGCAACTGGACCAAAGGCTTTATTGACAATGGCATTGTCAACGTTGCTCAAGTACGCACAGGACTTTCCAAAGCACGACAGATTGCGCGGGATTTTGTACCCAGTGTCGGCACCTTCATCGCCTGGTGTAACCTGAGTCCTGATGATGCGGGTTTACCTCAGGCTCTGGAGGCTTACCACGAAGCCTGCGAAAAGGCTCATGCGCCAAGTCCTCAGTCAACTTATTGGTCACATCCTGCGGTATATCAAGCAGCCCAAAATACAGGTTTTTTTGAGCTTAAATCACGACGAGAGCAAGATATTTTTCCGTTGTTTAAACGCAACTACACTTTAGCCTGTCAACAAGTGTTAGCCGGAGAAAGCTTAACAGACTTACCAAAAGCGCTCACAGACCAATCACCTAAAACATTGGCTGAAAAAAATAAGGATTTTCATGATAGGGTTCAGGAAAAATATTTAAAAGAATGTGGATTTAACCAACTGGATAATCCCCGAGCAGCACTAAATTGCATTTATGAATTACTGGGTAGAAAACTAAATTAACGACAGTGCGTGCATAAAAGCTACAAATAAATTTTTAAAAGAAAGCATTGCCCCCAATAAGGGTTAAGAAAGATAAAAGTAATGAGGCAATGCTTGAACAAAACAGCTTACAAATCTTGTTAAGATAAATAAATTGTCTGTTCGCAGGAATTGCTTGTGGAATATAAAGAGAAAAACTGAATTAGTAAATCATCTATTACAAATTGATACTTATTTGTTGTTACAATTAGATAATTTGTGATTTTTGAAAAAGTTACAGTATACAAGTGCAGTTTTATGTAAGAATGTGTAACTAGTTAAAACTGACGTAAATCTAAATACATATTCAGAAACGTAAATAATTTTTATTTAAAGGTGAGTATTGAGAGGATGGGGAAAGTTAGAAATAAAAAAAACATTGCCTCAAAAAAAGAGGAAGGGAACCGTGATGAATGAGGCAATGTTTATAAAAATGGATTTTAAGGACAAATCCAAACTCCGGCTACAAATTTAATTAATTTTCATACATATTTAAATAGCTTTTTGTATTTTTTTTGTTACAAGAGGGAAATAACCTGAGATGAGTCAACTGGAAGCTTTATTGGAACTCTATATCAAGGGATTTGGCTTGACACCACCTCAAAAAGAATTTCGCTTTCATCCTAAAAGGCGTTGGCGATTCGACTTTGCTTGGCAAGAAATCAAATTGGCTGTCGAAATCGAAGGAGGAGCCTGGGTTAGTGGACGACATACACGAGGTAAAAAATTTTCCAATGACTTGGAAAAATACCACGAAGCCATGGCGTTAGGTTGGCTGGTGTATCGCTGTGATGGTGAACTGATCAAAAGTGGACGGGCGATCAGTGTTATACGTCAATTGTTACACGAAAGACAGTAGACTACTTAGTGGTGTATATCGGTCATAGGGGGATAGACCATGAGTGTTTTACATGAATTAGCAGAAGTGATCGGTCATGATGCCGCCATCAAATTAGGGCAACACTTAGGTGGTGCGCGTTTATATATTCCACACCAGATGACGGATAGCCATGCCCTCGTAGCACTCTTGGGCCTGGAGCTGGCTCAAAAACTCAGTGATTTTTACCAGGGGGAACACATTGAACTGCCCTCAAAACAGCTCTTTAAGCAGATCCGGAACGAAATGATGCGCCGGGATTATGAATCTTTAAAGTCCGGTGGCGGTTGCTCTAGGGCCGATTGGTTAGCCATTAAGTATGGTGTTTGTAGACGGCAGGCGTTGAATATACTGCGAGAGGATGGGTCTACTCATGAGGTTGAGCCAGTACAAGAGGCATTCAAGCTATAATTATCACAAAAATTTTGTGGTTTATTTCGCCTAGTGTTAAAATTCCACCGCTACTTTATGCATAAATGACTTGTATTATACGGTATTCATTAGAGTTATATTTACCTATCTCCATTAACAACCACATGTATGGTGATTGTGTAAATATACTTTAATTATTTAAATATATTAATTTTTTCAGTATAACTTGAGCTTTTGGTAGTTATGTTCGTGAAGAAAATATTTGTTGGACTTCTTGCTGCTTTATCCTTAAATAGCTTTGCTGGATCACAAGAAGGAACTGTTGGTTACCTCAGAGTTAGAGCTAGTGATGGTGTAATTTACTTTAACTTGATAGGGGCTCCCAAAATTAATTCACCTGCTTGCGCAACAATACCTTATTGGATAATACATGACGAAAACTCAAATATTGGTAAACTACAATATTCAATGGTATTAGCGGCCAAATCATCTGGAAAAAAATTATCAATTACAGGTATGAATACTTGTCAGCGTTGGAAAGATGGTGAGGATGTTAACGAAATAGCACTTATTGATTAGTAGCACTTAAAATGAAATTTTTCACCTAATCTACGCGCTTTAAATCCTTCAAAATCCTCAGCATTGATTGAATAATGTTGAGGATACCATGCCACACTTCAGTACTCGCTCACTTGAGCGCCTTACCAGTTGTCACCCCGATCTGCAGGTGGTGTTCCAGGAAGTCATAAAAGACTGTGACTGTACGATATTAGAAGGTTTTCGTAGTCGAAAGGCGCAGAATAATGCTTATACAGCTGGTCGCTCAAAGCTTCAATTCCCGCAAAGCAAACACAACCAATCCCCGTCACTTGCGGTGGATGTCGCGCCTTATCCCATCGATTGGCAGGATATTCATGGTTTTTATTATTTTGGTGGGTTGGTACTGGGCACCGCGTTAAACCTGTATAAAAACGGCCAAATTAGTCACCGATTACGCTGGGGTGGTGATTGGGACCAAGATCATGATGTTCGTGATCAGTCGTTTAATGACCTGGTGCATTTCGAACTTTACAAGGAAGCATGATGGATAAATCAGGCATCGCGAGTTATAGCGTAGGCACAGTGACTGCTGTGGGTGCCGCTATCGTGGAGCATTGGAATCCTATGGACTGGCTGACCGCTGTTGGCATTATTGTGGGTGTGATTGGCGTGATCGTCAGAATGTATACGGATATTGCCGCCCATATGGATCGGCGGAGGGAGGAAGAATGAATTGGTTAACTAAATTAATCGGTGGGGGATTAGCAGAGCCGATTGATGCCATCGGTAATGTGTTGGATAAAGTTACCACCTCGGATGCAGAACGTATGCAGGCGGAGATTTTATTAGAGCGTTTACGTCAGCAACCTCAGGTTTTACAGGTTGAACTGAATAAATTGGAATCACAACACCGCAGTTTATTTGTCGCGGGTTGGCGTCCATTTATAGGCTGGGTCTGCGGCTTGGGTTTAACGTTTACCTTTTTAATTAACCCCATCGTGCAATGGGTATCAGGCAAGCCAGGACCTCACCTGCCGTTTGATATTATGACGGAGCTGGTCTTAGCCCTCTTAGGTTTAGGTACGCTCAGAACGGCTGAGAAGTTCGGAGGACGGGCGAAGTAATGCGCCGTAAGCTGACCCCGAAGCAGGCCATGTTTGTGAAGGAATACCTGGTGGATTTGAATGCCACACAGGCGGCCATACGGGCTGGGTACAGCAAAAGAACCGCGAGAGAGCAAGCGGCTCGACTGTTATCAAAAGTCAACATTCAAGAGGCAATACAACAAATACAGTCGGTTCGAGCTAAGCGACTGACGATTTCCGCTGACCGCATCGAACAAGAATTAGCCCGGATTGCCTTTAGTCAGATTACCGATGTCGTGGAATGGCGAAGAGAAAAACTTAACAATACTCATGAGCAAGACGATAAGCCGCCGGTGGAAATACAGCAGGTGCTGCTAAAAAACTCTGACACCTTACCTACGGAGGTCACTGCCACGATTCAGGAAGTCGCTCAGACCACTCATGGCGTTCGTATTAAACTCTACGACAAATTAAAAGCGCTGGAGTTACTCGGCCGTCGCCATGGTATGTTCATCGATAAGGTTGAGCACAGTGGTTCGGTCAAACACCTATCAGAGGACGAACTGAATCAGCGTATTGCTGAACTCACAAAAAAACTGTCATGAGCCTGGCCGAGAAGCGCCGCTTGCTAGCGTTATTAGAACGTAAACTGGCACTGCGTGCTTCACAGTCTTTAGACGCCTACTGTCGTTTTATTGATATCCCCGGTGTGCCTGTGGCGGATACCGATGAGTGTGAGCAGTTTTATCCGGATACCGTTGAGCCGGCTGAACACCATCAGCTGATTAATACCACGTTAGAAAAAGTCGAGCGTGGTGAGATAAAATGGGTGATGTTATTTATGCCACCCGGCTCAGCCAAGTCCACCTATGCCAGTGTTGTGTTTCCCACCTGGTTTATGGGCCGTAATCCCAGTAAGAATATAATTTCTACGTCTTATGGTAGTGACTTGGCCAAAAAATTCGGTCGTAAGTGTCGTGCCATTACCCGCAGTGAAGCCTTTGAAAAAGTCTTTAATACCACGCTCAATCAAGATAACCAGGCGGTGGATAATTGGTCCCTGACCAATGGTGCAACATACATGGCTGGGGGGATTTTATCAGGCATCACCGGTAACCGCGCCGATGGTTTAATCATCGATGATCCCGTGAAAGGCCATGAGCAAGCCGAGAGCGATGTCTTAAGAGATAAGACATGGGATGCCTATTTAACGGATTTACGGACGCGTCTGAAACCCTCCGGTTGGATTATCATTATCCAAACCCGCTGGCATGAAGATGATTTATCAGGACGCATTTTACCCTTGGGTTATGAAGGGCAATCGGGCTGGGTCAACGCCCGTGATGGTGAGGCGTGGTACGTCATCTGTCTTCAAGCGCTGTGCGAACGCGAGGACGATCCGCTAGGCCGTGAATTAGGTGAGTATTTATGGACAGACTGGTTTAGCCCTGCGCATTGGGAACAGGAAAAACTCAGTCAAGGCAGTCGCAATTGGGATGCCCTTTACCAACAACGACCCGCACCTGCCGAAGGTGGTTTAATTAAACGGGCTTGGATCCGTCGTTATCGTGCTCGACCAGCACAGCCGATACGCATTATTCATAGCTGGGATACCGCCTATAAACCCAATCAAATTAATGATCCGTCGGTGTGTACAGTCTGGATGGAAACGAAATTCGCTTATTACCTGGTGGATGACGTCTTTAGGGGATGTCATCAATCACCTGTCGGATAACAGTGCAGCGAAAGCCCGGGATATGGTGAATACGCTAGGCCGAGTCGGAGGTACCGCACGCCAGTTTGGTCTGGCGGCACACCAGGCGGCCGCCTTATCCAATGCGTTTATTGCGCTGGGCAAAGAACCCGAGGTGGCCGGGACCGCTATTAATGCGCTGCTGCAGAAACTGCAAAATGCTTCAGGGCAAAGTAAACCCTTTATTCAAGCGCTGGATGAGTTGGGTTATTCAGCCGACGGCTTAGAAGAGGCGATTGCCGATAATGCACAAGGGGCGTTATTTGACTTTTTATCAACACTGGAAAAACTCGATAAACAAGATCGTGCTGGGATCCTTGCGGATTTATTTGGTTTGGAATTTAGTGACGATATCAGTTTATCTCGGCTTTGGCCATTATTGAATACACATGACGGCTAAAAATAAGCTATTAGAAACAACGGGTTAGAATTAATTCATATCATGGTTTTCATTAGACATGAGTTAATTCAGGTTATAACCACTAACAGTATTGCTTTACCTGCAATGCCTTAGCTTCTAAATGGCCAAAGTCGAGTTTATTGGTGGGCAGTTTAGGCACTTATCGTAAAGCGCTTTCCCTGGTCGGTGATAAAACCGGCTATGTGGGCAGTATGCAACGGGAATTTGAAAACCGGGCTAAAACCTCCGCCAACAATTTAAAATTAATGCAAAATGGCCTGACGGAAATCGGCATTGATTTAGGCAGTGTGGTTTTACCGCCTTTAAATACCGTGATTAATTACGTACGACAACTAACGGCTAAATTCGTCGCCTTTAATCAAGCGCATCCCATGGTCACCAAAGCCATGATGGGGATTGTCGCCACCTTAATTATTGGAAAAGTCGCGGCAGTGGGATTCGGTTATGCCTGGACCTTTATTCGGGGTGGTTTATTGTCAGGGGTTGTTGCGATTCATAAAAGTCGCTTAGCCCTCATGCTGTATAACAAACAATTATCGGCCCATCGGCGTTTAACCCTGTTATCGCAAGTCACCGGCTTAGGTAAAGCCGAGCTGATGCATCGGCGCTTTACCCGCTCGGTGGTGGCCGGGAATGGCGTAGTACGCTCCTTGGGGACCACCATGCTCGGTACAGCCAGTGGTGGGATTAAAGCCTTATTAGTGGGGTTACGTGCGATTACTGTAGGATTACTCACCACGCCCATTGGCTGGTTTATTAGTTTAATTGTGGCCGCCGGTTTTGCCATTTATAAATACTGGGATCAGGTGAAAGCCTTTTTTAGTGGGTTTATGGAAGGCCTGAATGAAACCCTGGCCCCGGTAAAAGAAGCACTTGAACCGTTAGATCCCCTCTTTAACAGCATTGCGGATGGCATTGGATGGGTCGTGGATGCCATCGGTGATTTATTTACCCCCGTCAATGCGACCGCCGAAGAACTGGAAAATGCGGCGAATGCCGGTCGACGTTTTGGCCAGATGGTGGGCAATGCCATTGAAGTGATTTTATTACCGCTCACGACCATGCTGAATACATTAAAAGCCATCCATGATCATATGGATATAGTGATTAATAGCCCTGAAAAAATACCGGGACTAATTTGGGATAATGCCAAAGAAAAATTCAGTGCGGTGGGGAATGGTATTTCCTATGCGTGGGATTCTATGTTTGGCGATGAAGAGGAATCGCAGCAATCAGCCTCATTAAAAAAACAAAAAATTCCGCCGATCAAAACCACAAACACCACCATTAAGCAGCAAAACACCAGCCATATTACGATAGTGCAGCAACCCGGTGAAGACAGTGAAGCCTTAGCCCGACGTGTAGCGAAAGAGGAAATAAAAGCCCAGGAGCGGCAGGTACATGCAAGGCAACGTGGGTTACTTTTTGACCCCAGCTAAAGTAAATTTCTACTATAATCTTTGTGGAAACTATTATACTGTCATTTTTTAGTAGTAATAAAGAGAAAGTAAGTGACAAATATCTATAAAAGCCCCGAGGCTGGTATTGAAAAAAAGGAAGCTGAAAAACTCCATTTCCGCTCAAAAACGGGTTGGAAAGTATTTTTCTTTATAGTATTGATACTGGAGATTATATCTTTATTGTCTTTAATATTCGGTGAGTCAGCTTCACTCGTAAATACATTGGGTGAAATTGTTATATATGGTCTCGTTCTTCTAGGATTGTATGGATTTGCTTTTAACAAAAAAATATTGGTTAGAAAGTTTTGGTTTTTAATGATTTTTGTTGCGTTTTTCTGGGACGGATATTCGATGTTTTATCAGTACACTGAGCTAGCAGAAGAGCAGTTCCTGGAGTCTGTACCATATGGAGCTTATTTTGCAATTGCAATTTTTGCGTTTTTTTGGCTTCCATTTCTTATTATCCAAACGATCGCGTTTTATAAATACAGCTTTCGTTCACCCGAAATATGGAATCAATAAAATTGGCTCTATTTGAGGTAGAGAGTCCTACCCCTCTACCTTATGCACACTGTATGTTACGACACCGAAGACAGCGAACTCCTGTTCGGGATCAAGGCGAATTCTGGGATACTGAGGATTCATCGGTAATAGCCAGTATTGGTTACTCTTGATGTAAAGCTGCTTCACCGTAAGGTCACCATCAACCTCTGCCACGACGATATTACCACTTCGTGGTGTCAGCGAGCGGTCTACGACCAGAATATCACCATTGTTAATGCCTGCATGAATCATCGAATCACCACTAGCACGTAAGAAGAACGTCGCTGCAGGGTGCTTTACCATGAGCTCATGTAAGTTCAGCTCTTTCTCCATGTAATCGTCGGCAGGACTGGGAAAACCTGCCGAAACACTGCATGAGAAAAGAGGTGCTGTGTCTAAATTTGTTTGTTCCATAGCTATAAAACCATATACTGTATATTTATACAGCATTGTAGTCTGATGTATGGTTTTTGATCAAGGTGCTTTGAAGACGTGTGTTTTGTTACTGCTTTGAATGAGATAAACAGACTCGTCTAAACTTATTACATTAGCTTGTTGCACGCTAAAGAGTGTGTTTTAAGAAGGGCAAAGCAATGTTCATGCAAAACCAGTGTAAAAAAGTCTGGGCTCCACTAAAGTTTGCAATTGTTTTATTTACAGGAGCTTTGATGGCGCCAACGCAGACCCAGGCACAACAAGAAGGTTCTCTTTATGATCGGTTGGGAGGATTAATGCCTATTTCCGTTGTGGTCAGCGACTTTATTGATGCTCTAGTACCTGATACAACGCTCAATCAAAACCCTGCAATTGATGCAGCGAGAAAACGAGTTCCTGCTCCTTATCTTAAGTATCATGTAACTGCAATGATGTGCCAAGCTACAGGAGGGCCATGCCAGTATCATGGAAAGGCGATGAAAGCAGCTCATGCTCATTTGAATATCACAGGACAAGAGTGGGATCGTATGTTGACTATTTTCAAAGAGGTTCTTGCTAAGCACAAAGTGCCAGCAAATGAGACCAAAGAGCTTCTGGGTATTGTAGAGTCAACGAAAGCAGACATTGTCACTCAAATGCCATAGTAGAACGTTCACTTTGTTACAGCTTCTACCGTTGTTACATACCCTTGATGACTCAAACTGTGTGTCACCCTCTCTATTGACCAGATGCCATCTATCCCTTCTCGAAACCCTGATATATGCACATCAGCTTCAGCAATAAGTCCAGGATTACCAGGTAAAGACACCTCAATACTGGCTTCACCACGCTGATAAGATGCAAGCCTGGCTCTAGCCGCTTCTTGTGCTTCTGCTGCAGTTTTAAAAACCTTTCTTATCTGATAACAAGGCTCACCCTTTCCAGCTGAAATCAATTGCGTAGTCGCTGCATTCTGATCTTGGTATTTGGCGATTACCCGTTGATAGGCACTCCGTTCAGCCATAGTGACATGTACAGACGACACTTGTGGCGGTGTTAGCGTAATAGCCGGAAGTTGATTCCCTGAAACCGACTTCCCCTGCCCTCGTTTTACAAATAACAAATAATTACCTGCAGGCTTAGCTATCGCCCCCACTTCCTTGGCCAGACGCGATAAAAAGTGCAAATCACTTTCTTCCGTTTGATTCACCACAGCGTAAGTGATTTGTTGGAACTCTTTGCTAACACGCGGTTTTAATCGATAACGAGCTGCAATGCTTTTCACAATGTCCGTTAATAAAAATTCTGGACTAGGTTGTCCAGGGTGTTGCCAGGTCTTTGTTTTGGGGGCTTTCATTTCTTTGCGCATATCCGCCACTTTTGCACTAATCCCTAGTGTCCAAGGTGGTCCAGCTAAGGTTAACTCATCCACCACATACAAGCCCATTTTAACCAGCCCCGTTTCATTATAGCCCAGCGCAATATTTAACTTGGCACCTGTAGAAGGCAAAGCAATCTGATGATCCCGATCGTCTAGCTGGATAGAAACCATATCTGAATCAAAACCCGCACAATCAACCACCTGCAGATTTAATAACCGAGATTTTATTTGCTGAGTAATATCGGTGTTATTCGCAATAATGTTAAACCAGGGTGTTAATCCCATAGCTTCACCTGTGGTTTCATTGACTGCTTAGGAATATCGGGTAAATTAATGATCGTTCCTGATGGTAAAATCGTAGGTAATTTAGCCAAGCCTGGATTTGCTTCCAGTATATTTTCTACGACAGTATCAGTATGACCATAATACCGCCAGGCTATTTCATCCAGCGTTTGCCCCTGGGTTGTTCGATAACGGTGCATCATCATCCCCATAGCGACTTAAAGAAAGTTGAAAAGTAATTTTTTGCGGGCGACCATCTTCTAAAAAATACGTCTGCTCAGACTCGATAGACTCAATAACAAAATGGCCTAACACAGAGCCAGTCCCTTCGACTAATAAAAAGGGCTTACCTCTCCCCGCTTCATTTCGTAGTTGTTCCACCTGTTCCAGACCACCTAAGTAATGCGGATAAATCACGCCTTTAAGTGTTAAACCTTGCTGTCCTGGACCTATGTATTGGTAAGCTGGAGTGTTCGAAATACGCTCCTGCTGACTCCACCGGTAATGGTGAGTTTGCTGACTGGATTGATAAGCAGCCGTTTCGCGACTAAACCGAAAACGGACTTGTTGTTGAGGATTGGTGAGAATTAACATGGGTTGGGGCATAGCAAGCTCCTTTGGCTATGCCCAATATAGATACAACTTACAGCGTATAGATAGGGGAAAAATGAGTTATAGAAATCTTAAACCAGCTTCTCTACGTCAATAACATAGGTTCTAGGTATTTTATCATGCCAACCCACTGGTCTATCATTTTTGCTTCCAAACGAGAGCATATCAAAAGGGATAAGCCGGCAAAGTGTACGTATAACCACTTGGAAAAAGTTTGGTTTTAATCCCTGACGATTGACCACTTTAGTCTGTGTAATAAGCTTCCCAAGAGTTCGCCCCCATATCGCTTCCTGAGGGACAAAATAAACAAGAAATGTTATAAGAGTTATGACTTTCTCGTTCAATAAATACTCTTCTAAGTGAGAAGCTCCAAACACATTTATAAACTGAAGAATAACTATAACGACAACAAACAGCGTTATAATTAAAAATATTAAATCAATTATCATATTCACAAAACGCTTCATCTCGACTTTGGCCATTTAACTTAAGCAAGTATGCTTAAATAATGAGCAGAATTTGATTTTTTTGGTAGAAAACAAGCAGAATAACTGGAGTTCAAGTGGCAATGACGGCACAATTTTTTTGACAAAAAAATTAAACCATTCCAAGGAAGGGACCGTCATTGCCTGACTCAATTATAACGATTTTATCCGCATTTGCACCTTTAATGAGTTCAGCTACTTGGCTAAAAGCAACGACTTTAATAAAGGGCGCTTTGTTATGCAGGGGACCAAGACGTATTACTTCATTGCTAC